CCCGCATTGAAGCTGCCGCCCTGGTAGTCTGTCGCGACGTGATCCCTGTCGGCCAGGGCCTGCGTCTCGCGCATGTTGCGGTCAGCATCGGCACTCGCCTGCTCTGCAAGCTGCACGCGGCTGCGTGGCTCCATGCCAGGGATCACGCCTTGTCCGCCATGCTCACGCATGATCTTGCTTGCGACGCGGCTGCCGCGCGTCAACTTGCTCGGGTCTATCACTGCCATGCCACCTGCCAGGGCAGCACCAGCCGCAGGAGAGAACCCGCCGACAGTGTCAACGCCACGCTGGATGGGTTCCATCGCAGCCTCGATGCCCTTGCCCACTTTCTCCAGCGTCTTCTCGCCCTCTTTGCTGCGGGGCTTGTTCATCGAGCGCACTTTCTCGATGCGGTCAACGGCTTTGTCCAGGCTCTGCTCGCGAATCAGTTCGGCAAGGCCAGCGATGCCCGCAACGGGTTCCCACGTGATGCCTGACCCGATCGTTGCAGCCGCATCGAGCGAGCCCTTCGCACCGCGCAGCAGGTCAGCGAATGTGCCCATGTCCATGGTCATCCCTCCAGCTTCGCAATGGCCTGGGCGACATCGGCCGCACGCGACGGGTCTTCGCCTGCGAGGCGCGCAGTGCGCGCTTCAGCCTCTTTCGCCCAGGTCTGCTTGAAGTCATCGATGGTCGTCAGGCCACGCTCGCGCATGTAGGCGCGATGCTTGGCGCGCGTGTCGATCGGCGTGCCGTCCTGGGCGCGCAAGCCATCGTAGTGACGCTCAGAGGCGAGTGCGTTGGTCAACGCCATCGCGGGCACCACTTCAAAGAATCGCTCGCTGGTCTGCCCGCAGTGAACGAACACCGGAGGCGCAGCGACGTACTCGCGAATGGACATCATCGCGTTCGTGATGGCGCCGCAGCCAGGACAGCGGAAGGTGTACGTGGGCATGGTCAAGGCGGGGGCGGGGGCATCGATGCAGCGGCCACCAGCCGCTTGGCGCGCGTGTCGTTGCGCGCCGCCTCGATGACGAGGTTCAGGGCTTGAATCAGGTCCACGCGGCGGGTGTGCGCGAGGCAGAGCCGTTCGCGCTCTTCGGTCGCCAGGAACAGCACCAGCTTCGCAGCGGTGTAGGCGTTCAGGTCATCAACGTGTGCCATGGCGTCACATCGGCGGGTTCAGCGGCATGGGCGGCTGCGGCTGCATCGGGGGCACGCTGCCAGGACCCGCGGGAAGGCCCCCAGGGGGCACCATGGCGCCGCCAGCAGCGGGCTGGGGTCCTCCAGGCTGCGGGCCACCATTCGTCGGCATGATCGGCGGTGTAGGCATGCCCATGGGCGACGGGATCAATGCAGCCTCTTTGCTGGTCTTCTCGGCTTCGGCACCGTACTTCGCGGCCTGGGCGTCGTTCTTCTTGTCTTCGGGGCTGGGCGGCTTCGGCTGCGGGGGCTGCATGGCCTGCTGCGTCAACTGCTTCGCAGCCTGATCCAGCACGCCTTCGATGGTCTTCGCACCCTTGAAGCCCGCGGCTGCCCACTGGAGCAACTGAATCAGGAATGCGCCCGTCATCGGGCTCTGCTGCACGATCGGCGCAGCGGCCATGATGTAGTTCGATGCAGCGCCCAGGAATTCGGTGCGCGCTTCTTTCTCGGCTGCCCAGTCGGGTGCGGCCAGCGAATCGCTGGTGACCTCGATGTTGAACTGCGCCTGATCCCAGTCTTTCAGCATCGCGATGGCTTCGTCGGCCATCGGTGCATCGGGCGTGCGCTCGATGAGGCTGCGCCGCTTGATCGTCTCAGGCTGGAACAGGTTGCTGATGATGTTCGCGCGAATGCGCATCGTCTCGCTGACGAAGCGCGCCACCTCGTTCTGCAAGTTCGCGAGACGCGCGCCCCCGTACTGCACCTTCAGTTGCTGCGCCGTTGCCGTCTCGCTCGCGACGCTCGCGCCGCGCATGATGTCGCTGATGCCCAGCACTTCGTACAGGTCATGCTGAAGCTGGTTCTTGCGCTGCGTCAGTTGCGTGATCGCGTTGACGAACTGGTCAATCGGCATCCAGTCAACGACACCCTTCATGCCGCCCTTCTCGACAAAGGCACTCCAGTTGTCCACGGGCACCAGCGCGTTCTGCACCGCAGTGGTCAGCAGGCTCTTCACAGGCGCAGCAGTCTTGTCATACACGCCCGCGGCCTTCACTGCGTCAGTGAGGTGCGACAGGCGCGCGTTGACCCGGTCAAGCTCTTTGTAGAGGTCTTGCGTCATCGCGTAGTCGGCGCGCGGCAAGAACGCCTTGGTCAGCGTGGTGCTGACGATCGGCTGCGGGCAGGGGAAAAAGTCGTCAAGCTCCAGCGGGTCATTCTGTTCATCGAGAACGAAGCTGCACCCTTCAACGAACCAGCAGACATAGTTGTCTTCGCGGCTCCAGATTTCCCACACCAGCGCCTGCTTGAAAGGCGTGGCCTGGAGCACGTCATCGACACGGTTGCCGTCCCTGTCGCTCTGCGGTGAGCGCGACTGCAAGGGGATCATCCCGATCTGCTTGTCACCCAGCTTGAAGCGCTCTTTCAAGCGCTTGGTGCTCATGGCGACGCGGCGCGCAACCCACCGGCATTCACGCCAGCGACGGCAAGGGGAGTAGCGAAAGTCTTCCCAGTGGACATAGTCCACGGGCGCATCTTCGTCTTCAATGAACTCGACAGGCTGCGTGCGCGGCTGCCCCGTGGCGGCATCGATCACAGGCTGCCCAGTCGTCGGGTCAATGTCAGGCTCTTGGCGCTCGCCGATCTGCACGTCATAGCGACACCAGACCTGCCCCATGCCCGCAATGAATCGGTCTTGCGATGCGTCGCGCAAGCTCGCGTTGGTGTCATCCCATTCGCGCTGCATGTCGCCGTTCAGGATGCGCTGCATGATGATCCCGGCAACGCGCGACACGTCATCACCGTAGTCATCGAAGCGCCGATTCACCTCGGCCTTCGGCATGCGCCCATAGATCGCGGCCAGGATGACCTGCACGTTTGACCAGAACAGATTCGTCTTGCCCGCGTAGTCGGCCAGCGATGCGGACAGTTCGCCCTCTGCCTTGTCGAGATATGCCTTCTCGCACTCGCGTCCGGTGCGCACGAACTTCGCCATCCAGCGCTTGCTCGCCTGAAGCTCGGTGGACCACTTCGCCGCCTGCTTCGCACTGTCGCGCTTGCCCTTCGCCTTCGGCTTCGTCTCGCTGTCGGCGCCTTGCTCGGAAATCTCGGTGTTGGTGTCGATGTCCATGGCGTTGCTCACAAACGCTGATCGGCCTTGCCGCCGACATTCGCGTGAAGCTCATCGAGGGAGAACGGGTAGACGCTGCCGTCATAGTCCGGGCGCTTCGCATCGGTCTTCACGCGCACAAGCTCGCGCACCATCTGCGCGCCATAGCTGAATGCGTCGCTGCCGTGTGAGGCCCAGTCGTGTTCGGGTTCAGCGCCGAAGACCTTGCGCTCTTCATTCCACTTGAACGACCACGCACGCAGCGCTGCAAGGCCACGCGCGCAGTTGTCGGGGTGAAACGTGCAATGCGGGATCACCATGCGCGCCGCGTTGATGCGGTCTTGCAACTTCGTCTGCGGGATCACGCTGCACTCGAATGCGGTCGCGAACTGTTCGGCAACGGTGTACTTCGTCGCCATCGTCTTTGCCTTCGCGTCATGGGGCAGGTACAGATGCGCGATGGGCACGCCGCAGGTCTTCAGGCGATCAATCCAGTCGGCCGCATCAAGCCCCGTGTCCTCTTCGTAGTGAACGAGGTGAAAGCCACCATGGCGCAGTTCCCAGAACCAGAACGCAGCCGCGTCGCGATACCCGATGTCGCAGGAGACGACGATGCGCGAGTCACGCGCGAAGGGTTCAGCGATCAAGCGGTTCTCACGCTCTGCTGCGCTGATGTACTTGCCGACGATCGCGCCAACGTTGGCGCTCGCGAAGTCGCAGAAATACTCCTGCTGAATCAGTTCCTCGGGCATGTCCATCGCGCGCTCAAGCTCGATGTCGGCCAGCGAGAGAACTTGCGTGTCAACGATCGACATGATCGCGACGAATGCGCCAGGGAGACGCTGCGCGACAAGCATCGTCTTGTGCGCGTGGTTGTACCCACGCGGCGTGAAAATGAATGCGACGCTGCCGTTGTTCTCGCGCAAGATCGGCCGCACGAAGTCATAGGCGCGCGGGTCAGTCAGGGCCCATTCGCTGAACGTGACATGCACAGGCGATGCGCCGACCAGTGAATCGAAGTTGTCCGCGCCGACGATCTGCACGATCGAGCCGTTGACAAGCTCCAGCTTCATTTCGTCTTCGAGACGACGCTTCACCAGCCGATCGGGGAATGTCTGCCTGACGAGGTTCGTGCCCTCGCTGGTGATGTTGTCCCACACCACCTTGCGGCCTTGCTTCAGCGTGGGCAGACAGTGCCAGTACAGGCCAGTGCGACGAAAGGCCATCTTGCAGGTCTGCGCGAGTGCAGTGCGGTCTTTGCCACCACGCCGATGCATCACCCACACCGCGAACTTGCAGCCCTTGTCCATGGCCTGCATGTACGGAAGCTGGTAGTGACGCGGGGTCATGCCCCCGTCAATGCGCAGTTCCTCAGCCATCGGTGCGCTCGACAAGCTGCAAGTGCCGCTGCGGCGCGATGTGCCCCTGCACCGGGCTGTTCAGCACGCCTGCCACCGGCTGCGGCTCGCTGGTCAACTGCACCACCGTGATGTGCAGGCCACCGATGCTGCTTTCATCGTCCTGACGCAGCAGCGTCTTGATGAGCGAAACGTAGGCTGCCGGTTCCTTGTACTTCAGCCACTCGAAGTACTGGGCGGGGTTGCCGTTCAGGTACAGCGAGGCATGCAACTTCTCGCGAATGTCGCGAGAGATGGTGAAGCTGCTGTAGCGATTCTTTTGCCCAGGCTTGCGGCCGCCTGGGCGGTCGCTCGGCGGTTCGTTGTCCATGGTGTGCGGGCAAAAAAAAGCCCCTCGCGAGAGGGGCTAGAGCCTGGGCCTAGGAGGTGTCCGAACTTGGCACCCAGGCAGGGGTTCTGCGGCTGTGGAAGCTGGTGGCGGACACGGCTGCGCCCCCGCCGCGAACTCTACGCCGATCGCCATGGGGGTTGCAAGCCCCCTCGCGCTTCGCGTTAAATCCATAGTTCTATGGCAGACGATGACACGATCAACCCACAGCCCCGCAGGAGGTTCTACGTGAGCGAGTACATGCGCATGAAAGTCGAAATGGAGGCCATGCTGGCGAAGCTGGAGACGGTGCGACAGCGCGAACTCGACGCAGAGGTGATCGACATCCGCAAGCGCGTGATCGCCTGGGGCATCACGCCTGAACAGGTTTTCCCCTCGCTGCGCGTGTCGCCCTCGCACAAGGCTGCGCGTGACTCGCAGCGGCCGGTCAACCAGCTTCAGCATCCGCCCGTGTTCGCGTGGCAGGGACACGCCTGGGCGGGTGTCGGTGGCCCTAAGCCGAAGTGGTTCGTTTCCGCGCTCGCCGCGGGCGTGAGCAAAGACGACATGATTGCCGAGTGCAAGCGGCTGCGCGCCGCGGGCAAGCTCAGGCATCCGGTGTGGGATGCAGAGGATGCGCAGGGCTAGAGAACGTCAGCCACCACCAGCTTGCGCTCAAGCTCACGCTTTGCGCGCGTCACCAGCCGGTCAAGGTCCTTGCCTGCAAGGTGCGGATTGAACATCACCTCCACGCCCATGCACTCTGCGCGGGCCACGTGCTGCAAGGCCAATTGCAGGTCCTGTGGCAGCCGCTGAATCTCCTGCTCGATGGTGAGCATCAGGTAATGCTCCAGGCGCGTGTCGTCGTCGTCAGCGACACAGGCGAAGGGAGAAACCCGCACCAGCTTGCGCTCGTGCGAGAACTCCCTTCGCCACTGATGCCAGCGCCCCAGGAGAGGCCCAAGCTGGTCCATCACGTCTTCAGCGAAGAGCCCTGGAGGGTCAGGGGCAACCCGCCAACAGCAAAGCCGATCTGCGCGCCACTGGCTGCGGTGATGACGCCGATGCCGGTCAACGCCTGCCGCGAATCGTTCACCCAGTCCATCGCAAGCTGCCTGGGCAGCGGGTCACCGCGGCGCGCAAGGTCGCGTTCGTACTGGGCCAGCTTCGCTTCAAGCTCGCCCATGCGCGTCCATGCCTCTTGCAGCCGCGGGTCTTCGTCGCGCGTGGTGGCAAGCCTGTTCCTGATCTTCGTCGCCAGCATCTGCTGCACCCGGTCTTCCATGAACCGGACCTGCTTGGGCGTCAGCACGAAGCTGCCATCAGGCAGCGGCCGGTTCTCCGTTTCCCACGGGTCCGGCATCGATGCGATGGCAGTGAATGCCTCTTCGCCTTCGGCCAGGACGCGGCCAGGAACACCGCAGGGATACGGGTCCACCCAATGGCGAAAGTAGATCGCCATTTCGCCTGCGTCTTCAAGCTCGACGGCTGCACGCGCCGCAGCCGGATAGCCCATCAGGTAGTCACGCATTGCTGTCTCCTTTGTTCGGCAAACGTGGCCGATTGACCATGCCTGCCAGTGATGCGGCCTTTGCCAACGCATCGGCATTGTGCCGCGATTGCTCATCGCTCAATTCGTTGTGTCGAATGTGAACGAGACGCCTTGCCGTTTTTGACAATGCGCGCTGCATGTCGGCAAAGCCTTCACGCATGGCAAGGTCAGTCTGCTCGCCTGGGTACGTGACGCAATACTTGCTGTGCCCACGCATGGTGTGCAGGTCAAGCTGGTGTTCCTCCAGCAGTTCATCGCGCAGCGCCGACAGCATCGAGAAAAACTCGATGTCGAATTCGCGCTGGTCGCGTGCCGTGACAGGCTCTTTCAACTTGAACAGCTTGACCAAATGGCACTTGTCGAGAATGCGCCCGTACTCCAGCCCCTCTTCGAGCAACACGCGCAGCGCTTCGCGCCACGCAGGGTGAAGGGTTGTCTCTTCGGTCATGCGATCACCTCCACAGCGAAGCGGCCGAAGCGCCGACGAAACGTGCCCAGGCCGACAAGCTCGCCAGCAGCCTCTGCCGCTTCGATCACCTCTTCGCGATTCACAACGCGCTCGTTGAACGCGATGGTGCATTCAAGCGCCCATTCGGGGAAACGCGGCCGACAGCGCATCACGCGCCGCTGCTGCACCACGCAACTGCGCACATCGCGAAAGCCCTTCGCTTCGTACAACTTGTCGGGGTCGCGCGGGCCCTCGTACTTCAGCGGGCACATATCCTCCATGGTGCGCACACCCTGCTTGAACTTCTCGCCCAGGCGTTGCAGCTTCGCCGCGCCAATCAGCGCAGCATCGACATTCAGCCCAGGCATATACGGGCCCAGTTTCTTGTCGTGATAAAGCCCATTGATGTATTCGCTGTGCAGCAGCCATTCGTAATCGTCATCGGTCTTCTTTTTCTTCGTCGCCACTTTCTTGTGCGCCTTCGTTGAATCGTCAAGCGGATTCGCGAGACGATCGCTGTTGATGAGCAAAGGCATGGTGCCGACAAAACGGAACTTGATTTGCTTCATGGTGTCCTCTGTGTGTGTTGACAGTTGCTTTTCAATGGTGGCTCACCCACCGCGGTGGGGGCCCTTTGGTGCGCTTCAGCGCGATCGGCTAGACGTGGCTGTGCATGACTCGGCTTCACCATGCATTCGCACCCACAAGGGCCACAGCGTGGCCCAAGTGGCTGGAAACGCATTTCCTGCTTCGTTGCTCTGCGCGGCACCGCGCGACTGGGCATTGCACCGGCGAAGTTGGCACCGCTTTGACGGGCACAGCGCGGACAATTGCACCGGGAACACCAGCACGCTGGCGAACCCGCTGGAATCGCAATTCCAAACCCCTCGCTGAACGGCGCGAAGACGAGGATTGCTGCGCTTCGCAGAGGCTTGCTCTGCCATGCGCCGCAAGGCGAATCGTCGCCGTGGACATCATTTCCCCTTCACTGCCGATCGATTCGTTGACGGTGCGCGCATCATCTCGATGTACTTCGCGCTGTAGCAGCGATGGCAGAACGCGGGCCACCCGTTGCTCTTCTCGCTGCCGCTGTTCGTGTAGAACCAGCCGCGGCCATTGCAGAGCGCGCAGTCTTCTTTCGGGCGTTCTTTGCGTGCGGTCATGCCTTGCTCCATTCCACTTCGCGCACATAGGCCAGCAGTTCCGGCATCGGGCGCAATTCACTCTGAGGCAGCACCCAGTACCCGCTGCATGCCTTCGTACCGATGCCCACAGCGCGGCCACGCTCTGTCACCTCGCGCATGAACTCCCACCCCAGTGGCATCGCTGTCATGTCGTCCATCAGCACCAGCACCACAGGCCGATCAATCCGCACAGGCGTTGCATCGCACTCCTGCACCAGCAACCCGTAATGCCGCTTGTCCATCGTGATGTGCTTCACCTCGACAAACCCGCCGACATCCGCAAGCCCCAATGCACCCTTGCCGCAACCCGACCAACTGCGATTCAGGACCTGCGAGACAGCAAGCTCTGAACGCACTGCGCGGTCGTGCTGCGCCAAGCGCTCTTCGGTCGTCATCGGCATGCCACCAACGATCAACACCCCGCCGCGATTCAGCGTGTTGCGCCTGTGCGCAGTCGTCGCCGCGCATGCCGCCTC